GGTGGCGGAGGTGTAGATTGAGTTGGCAGATTCGAAAACGACGGGGGTTCCGAAAGAAATGCTCGTGCCGGAGACGGTGCCGACGACGGCTGTGCCGTAATAGGAATTGCCACCATCTCGGTAGGCAATGACGACTTTCTCGTTTGTAGAGTCAAATGTGGCTGACACATTAGATGTCGATGCTTCTTCAAATACTGATTCGCTACCAAATGTAATCGTCGCATCTGTCTTTACTGGGAATGTAGCTTGCTGAAGCCACGCGACAGGGATTTTTTTAGTGAGGATTCCGTTTTGGATTTCTCCGAAAGCACCGCTCTCGACCCTTTCCTCATCTTCGACTGGCTCGCTCGAATCCCACGCTCGAATCGGGTTCACAAAGCTATTTTCACCAAACGGAATTCTGTCGGTGATTCGTCCTTCGGGCAAATCAAAGTCGCCCGAAAGTTTAAAAGAAAATTCGAGGAACTCCGCACCTTCGGGGATTTCTCCCAGCGAAGCGAGCGATTCAATTTCGATTATTTTCTGAAACTTGTTATTGCCTTGCACGATTTTAATGTCCACGCCTGCACCGAGAGCGTCTTCGTAATCGACCTCATTCTTTCGGATTTTGCCTTTCACTTTCGCGGCTTTCGTCTTTACTTTCGCACCGTCCCACGCCATCCCTTTTGATTTGAAGCCGAGAGTCTTTCCATTCTCCTCGTATTCCCAGCCGTCGACGGCATTTTCCTTGAGTGTGGATTTGAAATTCTCTCCGGTCAGCTCCCAATTTTTACCCTTGAGCTTCACTTTCGCGGGTTTCATCTCGTCGAAAATCATCTGCTTTACCGCTTCCGCATTTCCGCCGAAAATCTCCTGCGCGTGTAATTCGACCGCAGCGATTTCGGCGTTGGACATTGTGTCCGGCACAAGACCGACAACGCCAGCGAGGGCGACCACGCCAACACTAGCCGAAATGAGGGTTTTTTTAAGTTTCATAGTTAGGTTTCGTTACCAACTGCCACGCATCCCCATTTCGCGGTGACCGTGTTATAAATAAATCCGACCGTCAGCAGTTTGCTCGCGACTGTCGTTATTGGCAAAGCCACTCCGGCGTCTTCAAAGTCTGAACCCCAAGTTATTGCTCTCGCTGTGTCATCATCTTTTATCCTGAAGATAATTTTCTGAAAATTGGTTTCAGTTCCAGTCATATTAACATCAGTAATCGCTGCTGCTAAAGCCGTGATTGTGACTGCATCGTAATTATCTGAATTTACATCTGGAGTTGCATCCGAGGCGAAAGTAGCCACCCTCGCAGTAGTACGTTTATTCGTGAAAGTTGAAGTCGAGGAGATGCTAGGAATTACTACACCCTCGACTGCCAAAACACCAGCAGCAGAACGAGAGAGCGTTGTGTCTGTCGCGTGTCCGAGTTCTAGCGTACCTACTCCGAGAGCCGTCGTCGTGTCGTCCACAAGCCCCGTGAGAGGCAGCCCTGTCGCATTTGTGAGCGTGCCTGCGCTCGGAGTTCCAATATCCGCAGTTGTGAGTGTAATTCCAGCGAGTGTGAGAGCCGCCGAAGCACGATTAATTGCTACCTGCGTTGTGCCGATATAAAAGTTTTGGTCATTCGCAGCCAGCGTATTTGTTCCGAGTGGGAGTGTTGAGTTCGTTGCTCCTGTGGTCGTGATCGTGACTGCGTCTGCTCCCGAGAGTGTGAGCGAACCGGAAGCCGGAGTGAATCCTGTGACTGTTGCTGCGCTTCCTCCAATGCTGAAGCTCGCCGCCGTGCCGGTGATATTCGTCCCGATGAGCGTCGACGGTGTGCCGAGGTTCGGAGTTGTCAGCGTGATTCCTGCGAGCGTGAGCGCTGCTGTCGCTCGGTTGATTGCTACTGCTGTCGTTCCGATGTACATCGTTTGATTTGGGGCTGCGTAGTCTGTTCCTGCTACCGCTGCTGCGATGTTGGTCGCTCCGTCTGCTTTGACGATTCCTGTGATTGCTCCGACGATTGGGTCTGTCTCTGATGCCGCACATCCTGTGCAAGTTCCTGAAACAGTCAAATCACCTGGGATCGCTACATTGTTATTGATCGTGGCGTTTGTTCCATCGAAAAACCATCCTCCGCTGTCGTCGTTAGTTTCAGCAAAAGTTATTCCCGCTGCTGCGAGTAGCCCTAGAAAGACTGGCAGTATATATTTTTTCATAAGATTTAGTTATTTTTTAATATCTCTAATTCGGGTGTTTCTAGTCCGCTTTTGGTTCTCCATTCCCTCACCTCTTCATAGAGTGCTTTGACTTCATCGAGAGCCATTGTTGCTTTGACCTTTTTGGCTTCTAATAGGCTTAACTCTTTTAGGGTTTTAGTTTTCTGCTCTTCGGCTTGTTCTGTCGCACTGATAGCCTTTTTCTCGTCTTCTTTTAGGTTAGTAATCTTCTCGTTTGTCTCTTTGATCTTTTCGTTGATCTCTTTAAGTTCTGTGTTGGCTTTGTCGTTTCTGGCTTTAAGCTCTTTTACGGTTTGGAGGTCTTTGCTCAAATCGGCTACTTTTATTTCCAGTTTGCTTTTCTTGTCGCTCCACTCTTTCTTTTCGTCTTCGATATTCTTCTTTTCAGCCTCCGATTCATCTTTCTCTTCTTTGGCTTCTTTTAATAGCGCGTTTGATTTGTTTTGAGAGTCTTCTAGTAAAGATGCAGCCTCCTCTCTGCCTTTTTTAATAATTTCGCTGCTTTTTTCTTTGGACTCATTGATTATCTTTTCGGCTTTTTTCTCGGCTTCGGTTAGTTCTGCTTCTGCTTCCTTTTTTTCTTTATTTACTTTCGCCAAGTTAGTATTTGTTGTGTTGTATGTTCTTTCTATTTTAGAAAGAGCGTCCTTCCTCTCCTTGTTGTCTTTTTTAAGCTTGGTGTTTTCTTCTAAAAAGGCTGCGTTTTCGCTTTTGAGGCTTTTATTCATTTTCTCCTCTCCTTCTCTTAATTTCTTAAAAGACTCATAACTGCGCTGCTCTCCAGCTGCTGCGGCTAGGTGGGTGTTTCGCTCTCTATCTATATCTACTATTTTTTTAATCATCATAAACACTTAAAAATGCTGAAATACTGGCAGAGTCATCTGCATCAGTTTTAGCTGTGATAATAGCGTTGATCCATTTGAAGCCTTGACCTTCTACATTGAGGGTGTAAGTTCCATTGTCGTAAGTTCCACCGCTTGAGAGTGTTAAACCAGTTGATCCTACGATTGTGGTGTTGGAGTCTTTGATCGTGCAACGAGCGTAAGTCCAAAGATTCGTAGTGCTTGATGCAGCAGTAAAGTCTGGGCAGTCGTCCTGATTGCTTCCGACGATTTTGACAGTGTAGGAATCACCAGCGGCTAAACCAGCGGCTACGATGTCGATGTATTTTATTGGGTAGCCTGCGACTGCTGCGCCTGGGGAGTCAATCCCTGTTGCTTGTTTCGCGCTGAGTAGGACGATACCTGTGATTGGTAGTTGAGACATAATTATTTGGTTAAATTTACTTTAAGTTTTTCTAACTTTTTTTGTTCGTGAAGAATCTTTGCTTCCGAGACGAGTATTTTCCCGATCTCCAAAGGAATGTGGACATTTGCGATTACGATGTGTGGCTCTCCTCCCGGATAGACAGGACAAAGATCACTTTCGGATATTTTTTCGACATTAACGCTAGCGATGATCCCTTTGAATTTATCTAGTTCAGATTCTTCTACCTCGGGGACTTCGATCGGATCGCCGACTTTAATTTCTGCTTTAACCCAGTCAGGATTATCATCAAGCATCTTTTGCGTGGCTTTTACAGTTTTTTTAGGCATATATTTTGAATTAACGGCTTGCGAGCTGGGGCGAGTAAATGTACTAATCACAGCCCCGAACGAGGCTGTGTTAAAACACTATTCAGCTTCCTCGATTGTCGCGACGAGTTTCTCTTTTTTAGGCTTTTTATCCTTCTCCTCTTTGGGTTCGGCGTATTCATCTACGCCCATTTCGACCAAGTCGGAGTTTCGAGATTTGATTTCTTCAGACATAATAGTTTAAGTTAAAAATTAAGTAGCTTGAATACCAATAGTCGCAGTAGCAGCACGAGCAGGTGTTACATTAAATACACCAATATCAGTTGCAATCTTTGTGCAATTAGTAGCCGCTGTGTCTCCTGTTAAACGTATATAGCCTCTTGCTTGTGTGCCTGAATCAATAGCTACGGCTGGAGTTGAACCAAGTGGTGCAGCAACAAATTGACAATCATGTAGTTCAAAATCTCTTTCTACATCATTAGAAGCACCTTTAATCATTGCCGTAGCTGTTCCACCTGCAAGTTTCCAAAATCTGCAATTATGCATGTAAGTATCTCTAGCTACTGCTCCAGCAGCTACAGTTCCTTTTGTTAAAAGCATAGCTGGGCGAATTTTATTACCAGTGACAGCAGTGGCTAATGAGCCAAATGTACAGTTACTGAATTGTGGAGAATCAATATTATGAACAAATTCTGCATGAGTATCAGAAGCCTGTTTGCCGGATGCGTAAAATTCACAATTCGTGAACTTGGTATATTCTCCACCGCCTCCAAAGGTAGCTACGTGCTCAGTTTTAGTATTGCTACTCATAAACTTAATATTGGCAAAAGAAGTTCTAACGCCAGTATCTTTGAATCCAAAAACATCAGTTGCTGCAGTAGTTACGCCCATTGAAATTTTTGCGTTTTGACCATACAAACGGTTTGTGCAATCAAGTCCAACAAGGTGGACACGATTTTTAGAACCATCTATCATTGAGGTTATCGTGTGAGTGGAATTACCAATCAGCACGAGAGTGTCGTCTTTGTTCGTGCGAGCCATAGAATAAGCTTGCGCGATAGTTTTTACAGGTTCTTTCATTGTTTCACCCGTATTGCCGTCACTTCCAGCACCGTAATCAACGAAGATATACTTACCGGGAGTAGTCGGAAGTCCACCACCTGCACCGAGCGTTGGAATCCCTGCGACATTTAATGAGCTTAAATCAGTCATTTTATTGTGGTTAAATTGATGGGGAGGAATTTCGCCTCCCCAGATATTTAGAGAGCGTAAGCAGCAGAATCACCACCAGAAACCCAGAATCCACGGAAGTCTTTATTGCCGACTTTGTATCGAGCAGAAATATCAACAGTGATGTTTTTGTTCGAGTCAGTGACATACGGAGTTCCGAGAGTAAGAGCGCGGCGTGTCCAAAAGGCAGCAGGAGTGTTCATCGGGTCAATCAAGCCCCAGCGAGTATCCGAACCACCATTGGCAGCAGCCAAGAGCTGTGAAGAGACAGTCGTGAACAAGCCATCGTAGATGCTGACATCGTTGTTGGCAGTTCCAGAACGTTTTTCACCTCTTGTTGCGATGATCATTTTTTTCTCGATAGCAGGAGCACCCCAAAGGATGAGTTTGCTACGACCATAGTTGAGAGTTTCACCAGCTTTATCTCCTCGTTGAGCCATCAAGGCAAGACGAGCCGTTTCAAGGTTGTCTTCGGTAAACGGAATACCTGTTGCGGAGGCGTTGCTTTGAGTCCCACCTGTTCCTTTGATTGGATGAATGATTGAACCGAAAGGCACACCATCACCGTAAAAGGTCAAATGGTCAGGCAAAGACGCTTGAGCTGTTTGCGAGTAGTTGAACAGATCGAAAGAGTGTTGATTGAGAGTCGTCATCCCAGCGACAAGGAGAGCTTTCGCTCGATCCAATTTCTCGCTAACAATTTGATCGTCTCGGTCTTCCTCTGTGATCGTAATACCACTCGTATATTTCTCCCACTCGAACTGCGTGACATAAGTCGAGATTCGAGAATCAGATTTATAGTCAGCACCTTCTGCGGTTTTTTGCAATTTACCAATTGCGCTCACACCCGAGATAGTCTCACGAGCTTTATCGGATGTTTTGTTCTTAAATAGACTCGATGCCTCGTTTTTATCAACACCTAAGACAGTATCTTTGGCGAGTGCATATTGAGAATCTACTTGAGAAGTTATGTCAGCGAGTTCGGCTGTAATTCCTTTAAGGAAGGGGGAGCCGAGAGTCGCCGATGTTTCAATTACAGACATAGTAGTTTTTAGTTAAAAGATTAAAATTTTATTCGAGAACAGAAGCTTCTTCCGACATTGCGATACTGACAATAAGACGAGTTGAGTCTTGAGGGTCAACACCGTGTGAGTAGAAGTTTGCAGGTGTTCCAATAGTACGAGTAGCAGTTGTTTCCAAGAGTTGATTGTAATTAGTATTTGACGAATCAACATCAATTTTGCAAAAACCAGAATCCGAGCTAACAGTTGTACCGATTGTTCCACTAACAGTAGCGGAGTAAAGCGAAGATTCGCTTGTGTCGATAATGACATATTGAGTTCCATCACCAGTGACGCTGGCATTGTCAGCCGAGTGGGCTGTTCCAGCAGTATGTGTCGAGTTTGTGATCGGCAGTCCATCAGCATCTACGATGGCGTGGACAATACCTTTGATCGGCTGGGCAGCAGCACCATAACCCGCAGTTCCCGCAGAATAAGTTTCTACGACAGAGCCGACAGCCACAACATCACTGGTAGTGATGACGATTGGTTCTGTCAGATTGCGTTGTGCGCCGTTGCGTGAGCCTACATAATTGAAAGACATTGTAGTTTTGAGTTAAAAGATTAATTATTTACTTTGAGGAATGCCTCTTTTGACACTGCGCTAAGCCCCATTTTCTTTTGTTGAGCGTTGAATTTCTCGTGTTCTACTGGGTCATATGCTCCGCTTACGCGGTTAGGAGATACCGAGCCTCCTTTGACAGCTCTCATAGAATTGAGATCATCACTTCTCCGTTTGTCTTCTGCTGTTGGAACTTGGTAGATTCGTTTAGCTTTATCGAGAGCTTCGGTGGCAGTGTAGCCTTTTGTCTTTAGCTCTTCGTATTCTGAAACGAATGGTTCTCCGTGTTCTTCTGGCAGGAGGCTTTTTGCTTGGTCAAGGAGGATTTGCGTTTTAGTTTCCTCGACTGCTCTTTGCACGAGTTTGTCTTCATCTGTCTGTTGAGATACTTTTGGAGATAATTTATCTTTCAAGTGTTTCTCCACAGCTTCCCGAAGCTTCCCTAGTGGCAGGTTGTCGATTGAGTAATCGTCCCTTAAAGCGATTTTGGTCACTTCGGACTCGATCATCCCAGTCCACACCCTTTTTTTGTGTGCCTCTTCCTCATCGGTTTCCTCTTTCTTTTTCGATTCTGCGTTTTCAGCAGTTTCGATTACCGTTTTGGCTTCAGCTTTCTCATCCTCCGTAGAGTCTGGGTCTGCTATCACCGACTCGGCAGCTTCGACGGCTTTTAGCTCGTCGATGTTGTCGTTGGTTTCACTAGACATTTTTATGGGGGGTTAAATATAAAAACCCTGATTTTGTATCAGGGAGGGAGGTTCGTAATCTGTCAAACCCACCTTGCTAGTAGTTTTGACAGAGACGAACCGCCGTCTCTGATACTAGCAAGGTGTGATTTTCAAGGAGCAAATTTTCTTAATCATTTAAATGATAATGTATTTTTTATTAAAGTCAAACTTTTTATTCAGTCTTGCTTGACTTTCTAGCTTCTTCTTTTTTAGCGGCTATACATCCTTCCCAAAGTATTGGTAGTTCGCTTAATCCTTTTCTGAACCAATACTCTTCTTGCGGTGTCATTACTATATTTTTTTTGTCTTCAACATGTTCAATGAGTATTCCTGTTATCTGATTCAAGACATCGTTTTGAAAGTCTTTTTTATCCCACATTTCAGCGAACTGGATTACTTTTGACCCTGCGATTCTACTGCAATAGTCCTTGTCCAGGGTTCGCCGCTTTAAGTAGTCCTGCATTCTGTCCTGCGGGATTGGCAGCATTCCCTCCGTTTTGTTCATCTGGAATTGGTTTAAGTTCTTGAGCAAGTGTGTCTTCACCGAGAGCCATTAATCCCTTCTGTCTCCATTTTGTTTCAGCTTGTGTTCCAGCTGCGAACTGTGCGCCCATTCCCACTTTAGACATCACGAATGCGTCTGTTTCCCACGCTCCACTGCGGCTGTCTTCTTGCACGATGATCTTTTTCTTTTCTTTCAGCAAGACGGAAATATCACCGAGAGTGATTCCCTCGACTCTCACTTCTTCACCGATTCTTTCAGTTGGCAATCCTCTTCGCATTGCGTCTGTTTCGGTTACTTTCGCTTTAACATTGGTCACCACTGGGGTGTCGTTGGTTGGCTTGATGAAACGACGCATAAAGTCGATGATGATTCTATACGCGAACTGATACTCGGTAGCATTTGTTTCTTGCATCGATACTGCTGGACGAATCCTTGCACTTTCTTCAGCAAGAGTTTGAGTTGCTGTTTGAGTGGCTGGACGATCTATATCCTGTAAAGCAATGCCATTTCTTTTGACCTGTTCGGTTGTGTCATTATTCGCTCGTTCGAACTCTCCAGTGAGTGGGTCACTTTTGAATGTTTCAATGGTTGTCGAAGTCCCCGGATCAAGTCGAACGATTGGATCTTCACCATCTCGGCGAAGTTGTGCCGCTTCGTACATTTGGCTCAAAAAGACTCCATATTTACTCTCCTCCATTTGAATGCCACGAGTTGGATAAATATTGTTCTCGATGTGTCTGAATGCCATATTCCTACGCCTCTGATCTTCTCTCGCAAGTTTAGCGTGTTGCTGTCCGAATCCCATTGCGTACATCTCACCTAAAAGCGATTTGCCTTTAAAGTGAAGCAGCGGGATGTAAGATTTACCATCAAGAATATACTTCCAGTCTTTTTTTGTCTCCTTATCGGCTTCATAGCCTGTCCTCCCGATGAATACCTTTTTGATTTTCTTAATAGCGTTGTAGTAAATACCGACTTGGGTGATCTGTTCTCGGTCACGATCTACATTATCATTTGCATTTTGATACGCGTCTTGACCCTGCACCTCTGGCAAGTCTCCCCATAGATATTTCCCTTTTGCTTCTGGGTATCTCTCATCAATCTCGTCTGATGGATATTCGAAGATAACGAAAGCCTCGTTCGCGTCATTGTCACCATTCTTGCTTCGAAGCTGGGTTGCTGATGTTGGAAAAAACACCTGAGACATAGACAAACACCGAAAGTATATTGGTGTCAAGTCGGAATCTTCTGCTCCGAAGTGCATTATTGTGTTGCCTGTTTGTGCCTGTGAGAGGAAGCCCCTCGGGTCATCCCGAAGACAAGAAATAAACCCAGATTCATCGAGTATCTGCGAGTGTGCATCTCTTAAAAGTTGCTTCTCTTCTTCGGTTGAACTTGGTATTCTGAAGATGTAATCTAGTGGTTTTAGCTGTTCGACAATACGATCAATAACCTGCGCTAATAGCATCGGATTAGTCATATCGTTAATATCATCGCTCACTCGAAAACAGTCTGCGTACATATCTGTCACTACTTTCGCACTCCTAACAAACGCGTCTACTTTGGGGCTGCCGTAGCGCATAATATCCATAGCCCTCACGAAATCTTTGTCTTGATTCGTTTCGAACTTTTGCTGTTTTGTCATAGTGAGTGAGACAGCAAGGTGAACAAATTATATTCTATTTTTGGAAGAATGCAAGTTATTTTCGTGAATTAAGTGAGTGCATTTTAGCGCGGTATTCTCTAATTGCACTGACATCATCTTGCGCCACCTTAAACGGCTCGTTGTCTACCCAGTACTCAAGAGCTGTCCGAAAGTGAGAGGTTGCATTGTGGATCGGGAGCTTTTGTTCTCTTGTTCGTTGGCTGCCTTCTTTTACTTCGGGATAGCGGGCTTGCGTGATTGCTTGAATGAAGTCAAGTTGATTCTCGTCGACGAAGTATCTCGGGAGGGCTAGGATTGTCTTTCCTATTCGATCTGCGACTAGTGTCCCACTTTTGGTTTGAATGCTGATTCCGTATTTAGATAACTGCTTGACGATTGTGTTCTCGCTGATTACATTTCTATTGTGTGCGTTGTACGGATCGCCAAAGTGATTGAGGTAATAACTCTTCCATTTTTGATGCTTCTCGATTAAGTTCATTTCCTTTTCGGTGTATTCAAATCCGGGAGTTGGTATTCCGTTGACGAAGGCAGCGAAGAAATCAATATCTTTATCTGTCTTTTGGAATGAGTCGATTATTTTACAGGTGTTGGTTTTGAAGTCTTTTTGAATCCAAATGATCGCTGTCATATCTCTCCCGAAGTCCCACGAGGTGTAAAGTTGTAGCTCAGGATCAAACTCGTATTTACCGAAGTTGGCTTTTCTTTGAAAGTCTTTGTACACAGCGCCAGTCACCGAGTCGTCATAACTAATGTCTAGCTCTTTTGCGGTCTCAAGCGGTGTTCGATTCTTTTTCTCGTTCTCGTACCAAACTTGTGTTTTGTTTGGGTGATCGCTCCAATGAAGCCTAAACTTCTTCATCGACAAGTGAGCATAGTCCTCGTGGCTTGTCATTATCTTGCCGTAGACATTGAATCTTCCTTCGGGTGTTCCGCCGATGATCCTGCACTGCGAAACATCTCTAGTTTTTCTGAATGCTTTCTCGGCGTTTTGCCAAAGAGCGAACTCGTCGAGGACGACGAACTTTCTTCGTCCGCCTGTTCCGAAGTTCTCGCCAGTGTCTCCACTGATTGAGCAATCATCTGTCGAAACTTGTTTGAACTTCTCTAAAATCTCTGGCTTCATCCATTTTGGGAGTCGTCCGAGGACATATCTGATTCGTTCAAAGTGTGAATCCATATCTCCCTGCTTGTCTACATAATCTTCTTTATACGATCCATAAAGGCTTGACCACTTTTGGAATATGAATGCCCAGACTTGAATCACTACCACCATCCACGAATAGCCCATGTCTCGGCTTTTCTCGGTTGTATTGTCTTGTTTGTCTCGGATGCATTGAATTACGCCAGTAATGAATTTGTCTTGAAAGTCGTAAGTGATGAATGGGATGTGTGCTGATTGTCCGTTTTCTTCTTTTCTTGGATCGTATGTCCAGCCGAATACATTGAAGAAAAACAGAATATCATCTTTACATTCTGCGAGCAAGAGCGATTGAATCTCTTTATCTTTTTGCGCTTTCTGTAAAATATTGATTCTGAATAGCTCGTTCTTGTCGATCTGTTTGGGATATTCCATTTATTGGGTATTTCACTCTCTGTTTTTATAGCGTTTAAGCGATTTCTCTTATTTTCTACATTGGCTTGTGCAAGGGCTATCATCAGACTCGCTCACCGCAAAGTACAGAATATTTTTATTTACAGTCCTAGCAGATTATTCAGTGCGTCTTTTCTTTTTTCAGGATCTAGTTTTGATACATCTACATTGCCCATCTTCTCCCCATCACTTGTTAAATCTAACTTCTCTCCAAATCGTTTAGGAAGCTTTTTAGATAGATTCCATTTCTTTGTATCAATTATCAATTTAGCCCTTTGAATATCTTTTTCAGTTCTTGCTATTTCATCCATTTCTTCCGACTCAACTTCTGCTCCAATCCCTTTACTTTTCGCGTATTGCTTGTAAAAGCCCTTTTCATCTTCTAATACCCATCTGTGGATAGTTGACGCATCAGGCATATCATTATCTCTTGCTATTTTCCGTACGCTTTCACCTTCTGATATTCTTTTGCAAATACATAATGCTAATTCTGCGGTGTAGATTCTCGGTCTTCCGTTCGGTCTTCCAGTTAGTTTTGTCATGTCATATTGTTTAATTGCCTTTTGCTATTTCTTGTCGTCCTCTTTCCATTATTCTTTTTACTACTTTGCCTTGTTCTCTTTTTCTGTATCCGTGAGCGGCGCATCCTTTTCCGGGGATGAATGTGAAGGCGTTTCTGTTTTCTTCTTTTGGTTTACATTTGATGCATAACCATCTGCTATTTATTAACGAGGCTGCTCCTGTTTCGTTTCCACATTCTTCGCATTTCATTTAAATATTTGAGTTATTGCCATTATACCTGTTCCGTGGTCTTTTTCAAGTATTGCATCAAAGCTTCCAAAACCCTTTAATTTTTCTTGATTCTTTCGTTAAAGGGAAAGTTATGCTGTACTTTTTCCAGCCGAATATGTTTTTCTTTAAAGGGACGGAGATGTCCTTTAATCCTTTTGTTAGTTCGGTAAATCTTGATTCGGTGTTCATTTAATGGTGATTGTTTTGCAGTCTTTGCATTGATAGAGCTTTTGATATCTTCCTCCGATTACAGCTTCACCGTTATCACTGAATTTAATGATGCTTTTTCCTGTTCCTCCGACTTCCACCATCTCGCCTTTGCATTCTTTACAGCGGTCTGTTTGTTCCTTATTCATTGCTCTTATTCTCTCATTTTGAGTTAAATAAGTCAAGCTTTTCTTTATGTGTAGTCTTTAACCGCCTTGACTTTTGATTCTTTTGGGTGTAAAATTAAGTAAACTAACACCCAAACAAATGAAAAACCCACAACCTTTACCGCTTGGCTTTCAATTAATCGGGCTGGTGTTTTGTCTATGTTCTATGTTTACAGTGCTTTGCTTCTTTTAGTTTAGATTATAATACTTTCTTTATACTCTGTATATCTTATTAGTATTGACAATGGATTTAATCGGAGTAAACTTGAATTACATTAACCCCCAAAAGATGTTTAAACAGAATGATAAAATTCTCGGAACAAGCGAAAAGCCTTTAAAAATTAAAAAAGGATGGTGCGTAAAATTTAATTGTGTTCGTAAATACTGCGACAAAACAATTTCAGAAATTGCACTATTTTACACTAAAAAAGACGCTCAATATTTTATAAAAAACCATCAAGCAGAAAAATACTCGCAAATGAGTTAACCCTTCACGCTTGCTCTCGGTCCGAGGGCTTGCGTGAGTGATTAACCACTCTAATTTAACCCCCAAAAGATGAATAACATTGAACAGCATCTCGAAACGCTCGGAGAATCAAACACTCTCACTGGTAAAGCGATTGAAGCGATGATTGCACTGGCTTCACTCGACGCGAGCAACTCGGATTCGTGGGGAATAATTAAAGAAGAGTTCGGCGAGTGTTCTATCTCGACAATTAGAGAGATTCGCAATTATTTTTTCGGCAATTGGTCGGGAGAATTATTAAAAAGAGAAGCTAAAAAATACATTCAAGCAGCGGCAGAGTGGAGCGAATGCAACCGAAAACACAACACCGAATCAATCACCGCTTAACCCTTCACGCTTGCCCTTACTTCGAGGGCTTGCGTGAGTGATTAACACTCAAAATTAACCCCCTTTAAAATGTCTAAACTTCAACCAAAAGACCTACTAAAAACATTCGAGAACCTTACAGATTGCAGGGAGGAGGAGAAATGCATAGTTTGCGGTCGGAAACGTGCAAAAGGATTTAACGGATTCGCGACAACTTACAGTTGCATGAATGAAGATTGCATTAAATATGACACAAAAGATAACAGACCGCCTAAAATAATTCAAAAGAAATATCCCGACTATCCAAAAAACTAGCTTAACCTTTCACGCTTGCCTCGACTCCGGGGCTTGCGTGAGTGATTAACACTCAATTTAACCCCCAAAAGATGAAAACACTAAACATATCGCCAGTCGAAGCAGAAACTAAAATAATAGAGCTTCTCGCCGCTAATATAAAACGATGGAAAAAGAATAAGTTCTCTAACGAAACCATTGTTAATAATATCAAAAATCTAAACTTGCCAACTCATATTACAAAACAAGCATTGATTTATTCTATCTGAAGCTTAACCTTTCACGCTTGCTCTCACTCCGAGAGCTTGCGTGAGTGATTAACCACTCTAATTAACCCCCTTTAAAATGCAACTGAACATTGAAACTACGAAAGAAGATGTTATTGACTATTTCGAGCAGCTAGACAGTGAAACAAAAAACGAGATATTAAACTCGTTTACTGCAGATCAAGTTATTGGATCTGTAACTATGCACCTAAAGGGCGACGGACATATCAGCATCTGGGATACAAGCGGTTGGAGATGGGGAAGTGAATTGAGAAATGCTATTGCTGAAATAAAAGGAACAGATAAAGAATTGCTAAAAGATCATAATTCTAAAATCAAAAGTCTAAAACACGATATAGAACATTATAAAAAATTCTATGATTATTATTTTAAATTATACCATATCGAACCGAATGAGCTATACATAAAGGTAAAAGAAGAAATAGGTGAACCTACATAAACATTTGATTTCTCGATTGACTCAACACGAGAGTATTACTGAAGGTTATGATGATTTAAACGCTGAAGCAAAATCTAAATCATTGTAGCTAAATACATTCTCGGAGTCAAGCTTGAATCGCGTCGGAGGGCGCGACTAATGGGACTCGGCGATTCGGGAATCGGTCGCAAGGTTCTGCCCTCCCTTTAATTAAATTTAACCCCCTAAAAATGAGTAAACAATCCTACCTAACCCTAAAATGGGGAACGCTAAAACGCTGGGACTTCGACAGCTCGGAAAATGGAGTAAAGCTGCTTAAAGAATATTCAAAAATTGGCAGCTCAATAAGTGCAATTATGCAAAAAGACACGCCAAGGCAAAAAGAAATAATTTGCGAGCTTATTGATTTGTGCGATGGAGATACTATTTATTTAGATTGGGATGGTAAAGATGTCTCAAAAAAAGAAGCAAAAGAATATGTAATCAGCTACGGAATCTAACTTTTATTTTATGAAAAAACACCCCTACCTACCGCCTCCAGTTGCTATTTTAGAGCGTTCAGTGCGTTCTAATGACTGCCGGAGCAAGAAAAGAGAGCTTCGTGTTATGTCTGCTCGCTTTGTCAAGGCGGAATAAAAGTAAGGCTTGACTTCCGTGGCTACGCTCCTATAAGATGGAGCTACTTAACCCACTACAAAATGAAAATTATTACCCCAAAGCAACGGATTCTAAATCTCGAACCAACAATTTCAGAAGAGCTTTTGACAAAAGTTTATCAAAAATTACTCTATGTTCAAGACGAGGTTAAAGTTGACGATGAAATGTTAAAAACATTTATTTTAAACCCAGCATTTTAAAATATGAATAACAAAGAAATTATCGCTTTTGCTAAATTACTGCAAGAATTAACAGAAGATTTTAGCAGCGGTGGAAAGAAAGAAGCAAAAAAAGACTTATTTAAAGCATTCAGCTGCAAATTCAATATAACCGAAGAGGACGCCATTGAACACAACATCGAATTTGTTTTAGATTATGCAAAAACAGAGATCAGCAACGAATGGAAGGCAAGACTATCACATGGTTAAAATACTTAATTAATCAAATATTTTATGATAATAATAGATTTTGTTTCCGAAAAAGAAAAAGAATGTGGAATGAAAAAAGAACTAGTCGAAAAAGATTTTGGTTATATTCCATTCTTTGATTTTATAACGATAGCATTAGTTAAAAGTGGTGAAGATAAAACTTTCAATAACAGCATTTCTATATTCTCGCTTCAAGCGCGAAGCAAAAAAGACTTAGACGAGGCTTGGGATGTGGTTTACAAGAAATATAGAAAATACTTTGATTAATCAGAATGAAAAAATTACTTTGCTTTCTCGGTCTTCACTCGTGGACAATGACTAAAAAATTTATGTGGTGGAAATGCGACTGGTGCGGAAAAAAGAAATACGATCATTATCTTTAATCAATTATATTATGTATATCAAAGAAAAAGGTCTAATCATCACGCTAGCATACCTTGAAAATCTTGAAAAAGATTTTGTAATTTCGCAAACCCGTGATTCAGATGTTGAAATAAAAATAGACTTAGAAACAATAAGAAATGTTATTAAATTATTTAAAAAAAAACATGAGAGAAGTTAAAAAGATTCAACGATTCAGGTGCGAGCCTTCAATTTGGGAGAAAAGTAAAGTGCGGGCTGAAGCTAAAGGAACTACACGCTCTGAAATATGTAGAAAAGCGTTAATTCAATCACTTAATTCTTAATATTATGAAACAGCACATCAAAATAAGCCTTTACGACCTTAATCAAGAAAAAATTGATGAAATAGAAAAAGATTATCCTGAAATTTATAAAGAATTTTCTCCAGTAAATAGGTTTTGCGATCCTTTTGCTTTCGGGATAACTGACGAAAAAGAAACAATTACAGCTTTATCAAAGCGGGCGCAAAATGCAATGGTCGCAACTCAAATTCCACTTGAGAATATTTCAAAAGAATTTTTAGGGTATGACAACAAGCACGAATGCAATTTATTCGAAGATATTTCAGATTTTATTTCTGAATTAGAAGAAAAAGAAAACTATAAAAAACTTTTAGAAATAATTAAATTATGTCAATCTTAATGACTGAACTAGAAGAAATTACCGCTTTGGCTTGGATTGAGCTTCGAAGGTGTTTGATTCGCTACACTCTTCCACTTTCTTTATTTACTTATATTATTTATAAATTATGAAAACAATTATCTTTTTCGCCACCTTGACGATTGTCGCTACGATTCTCCTTGCCAGCGGGTATTCAAGCGGCTGGATGTCTACTTTCCTGCCTGTTTTTTGCTTGATTATGCTAACTCTTAACACAATATTTTTAGATGAATGACCTTTCCCTCTCCACTGCGCGTTCTCTCGTTATCTTGGTTTTAATTATTCCGGTGATGGTGCTTTGGTCTTCGCTTGTTGGATGATTTTTCTTTGAAGTTCGCACGCTCCTTTGATTACTTTCTTCATTATTTTTTTCTGTTCAGATGGTTTGAGTTCGGCGAAGTCGGAAAGTTCGTTTATCTTTTTCATCTGTTGTTGGTTACTACTCTCCTCGTGGGCGTATTGCCTATTTGTTTTGCTCCTGTTGCGTTCTACTGTGAGAATGAATACAATTAGCTACTGGCTCATTCTTGATCGTTAGAGCGGATTTGTGCGGCGTTTATAATACTCAAAATTTGAAGATCTATTTTTTCTATCCGTCTGTTTGATTGAGTTGCTTCGTATGTGTTTAAACAAGCCACAAACGGAGTTAGCATTTCCTTTTCCTTGTTCAGCCCGATTATCGCCTCTTTTGCTAGTTCGTTGTTCATTTTGAAGTGGTTACTTTGTTTTGTGATTTAAATTGAAGTGTTTCTCCGCATTGACAAATAAACTTTTGGAATCCGGGTTTTGATTCGGTCTTCTGCATCGAACTGCCGCATTCTCCGCATTTTATGTCGATCATTGTGGGGTTTTATTCTTCATTAAAAATCTTTTAATAGTTTCTCGTTCTTCTTGAGCTTGAAGTGCATTATATTTAAATTTTCTCCGTCTATTCGCTGGTCGTACCATTCGAAAAACTCGTCTGATGTTAATTTGTATCTGAAAAAGTCTGCCATTATTGTTGTGTCAACGAACCAGTCCCCCCAGTTCATTATTTCTCCGATTTTGGCTCCGACCCAGTACCATTCTCGGGGGTTTTCGTCGGGGTACAGCTCTTTTAGAAAGGCAACGGCTAGTCCATCTGCTGCTTTTTCGTAATTTGTTAGGACTTTGTTCATAGCTTAAGTCTACTCTTTTGCTTTCTTTTTGTCCAGTGATTCTAGAAATTCGATGAATTGATTTCTGTCTTTTGCGTCGTATTGTATGCCGTTTTTTCCACTTACTGGTGCTCTTCCTTTGATTGTGGGGACTTCGTAGATGTAGAAATTGAGCCATTCTTGGAGAATGTCGTCGAAGTTGTCGAGATACGCAGCGACTAGTCTTAAATTATTACCATAATAAAAGTTGCCATCTGGTCGAACTGCGCTGATGCGTTCATCGTCCTTTTGTTTCCAGTGTTCGAGCTTTGTTAGGATTGTTTGGTAGTTCATAGTAGTTGCATTACTTGTTGTTGGAGGCGTGATTCTGCGATCTCGCAGTATTTTTCTTCTAGCTCGACACCGATGAAGCGACGATTGAGGTCTTTACAAGCTCGTGCTGTTGTTCCGCTGCCGAGAAATGGGTCGAGGATTAAATCATTTTCTTCAGTGAATTTTTCAATTATCCACCTCATAAGTTCTACTGGTTTTTCAGTCGGGTGAATGCTTGTTTTTGTGTTCACAAAGTTTGTCCATCGCTGTGTATATTTGAAAACTTTTTTATATCCAGAAATACTTGCTATCTCGCATTGGCTACTGTCCGGCAAAGGCTGAAGCTTATCCCAAACTATTGAACCACCTTCACTAAAGCAGTTAAAATAATTTGCGCCCCAAATTATCTGTCTCTTGCTGACGAGGCGCATAAAGAAAAAAACATCGTCATTTGGTTTATTTTTGTCCCAAAAAACTTTATCTACACTTCGCTTGTCTTCTCTACTAGCAGTACAGTTCCTGTTTTGAACATTTATTCCGTACGGCGGATCGGTCAGAACTAAATCAATCGAGTTGTCGGGTAGCAGCTTCATAAAATCCAAACAGTCTGCGTTTACCACCTGATTTATAGACTGTTCCCAGTTCGTGATTTCGTTTAGCTTTAGCATTTAGATTCTAGGTACGAGTTGAGTCTTGCTAGTTGTATTGCTCGTGTCGCATTCTTGTTTACACGACGAGCAGATTGCGTTTCCGTCGTCGTCGTATTCGATTTTCGCTAAACAGCAGTGGCTTTGCATATTAGAACATTATTTGACCATTTTCTTTATTAAACTCTAAATCTGTTTCAGCAGTTTTTCCGTGCCTATTCTTTCTTATTCTACAGGTAAACGGAACAATTTCTAAACCCTGTTCGTTTTTTCCGCGGACTAACTCGATTCCAACATCACAAGCCGCTGCTATTGCTCCACTGCCTTTGAACCCCATTGTTTTCTTATCGTTGTTGGCTGATTCGTTTGAAACTTGCGAAAGTCCAACGATGCATATATTATTTTTTAATGCGAGCGATTGAAGATTGATTGAGATGTTTGTTAGTCTTTCATATTCGCTTTTTTCATCTGATTTTATATTTTGGATGAAATCAATGAAAACTACTTTTGGTTTTTCCTGTGTCGAAATTAAATGAGACTCAATTTGCTCAATCCTATTTTTATCGTTGAATATTTTTAGTTTTAATTTTCTCAAATCATCTACTCCTTTTTCTCTAAATCGTATTTCAAACATTCTTAAAAATCTTTCGATAATATCTTTCTTTGACATTTCCAGCGAATAGAAAAAAACTAAATCATTTTTCGCGACATTCTTTATCATTTCAAGTGCAAATTGAGTTTTACCAACATTCGTATATCCTCCCACGATCCAAAAATGACAGCCTTTCAGCCCGATTGTGTTTCTGTCGAGAAAATCTATTCCTGTTTGGACTCCGTTTGTTTTGCCTTCACTTCGCTCGATCAATATTTCGTTTAGGCAGTCATCAATCGTTTTTGAGTCAAAATCCTGCATATGATAAACCTCTGCCAAAATTTTCTCTAAATCTTCCTTTGTGTTGAGCGGATTGCTTTTTATTTTAAATTCAATATATTCCTTTTTCAGCTGATTTATTATTTTGTCAGTGATTGGCGGACACCAAAATTCTTTGAATTCCTGAATATGTTTCCAGTCTTCTCCGAATTTGACATATTCTCCATTATGAAATTTGACCGATTTCTCAAAAAAATCTCGGTGATTTGTAAAAAGTTTTGAGTCGAGGCACATCAATTCTGATCGAACATCTTTGCGTTCCCAGATTCCGGCGATGATGTCTAATTCTGTGTTCATAAATAGCGGGTAGTTTTATCTGCTTTTTTAATTTTGGGTTCTTTGCCGCTACACCAGCCTCCTACTGCGGCGCGCCAGCTTTTCATTTTGTTTTTGCCGACCATCCAGCCTTTCGATTCGTAGAAGTTCCAAAATTTTTGCGCCTCGGCTTCGTTGAATCCCTTTTCATCGAATACGACAATACACTCTTCGATTTTAGGAATCACAAACCGAGGCGAAGCCGAGGGTGGTTTCTTTTCATTCTTTTCATTCTTATCATTCTTGTTTATGTATCGTCTGCTGTCTTTCTGCTGTCTTTCTGCTGTATCGTCTGCTGTATCGTTTTGGAACTTCTCATAGTTTAGAATGGTGATTATTGTTGTTAGGTATCGGTCTTTCTGCTGTTCTATCTGCTGTTCAGTTTCAAGTAGTTTTAGGAAGCGTCTTACCTTGTTCTTGCTCCACTTCCATCTCTTGCTCATTGTCAATTCACTCCATCCGATCTGTCCCCTCTCAATATTTATTATGTTTCCGCGGATGCTGATAAATCCCTTTGCGTGGTTGGCATTAAGAAATAAATCAATCCATGCTTGCGCTTTCGTGAATGGTTCGAGGAAGTATAAGCTGTTATCTTCAATGCTCCTGTAAAGCCTAACCCATCCTCTTTTTTTCCAGTCGTTCATAAATACTTTGTAAATTTTTAGGATTATTAAAAATAGATTCTAATATTTCAGAAACCTCTTCTTGGTTAATATCAAAATTTCCAACTCCATACATTCTGAAGTTTGCAGCGTGCAAATTTTTCGCGAGTTTTTTATAGTTCTGATTCTTCATGTCGCAGGGGGTTTAAATTATCTCAAAGGCTCACACCACTAAAAACCCCTTGCGAGAGAAAGGTGATGTGAGCTTCCGAAATAATTTTGCAAGAGGTCATTTACTCGATTGTACACCTTTTTTGCTCAAGAAGCAATATCCGTCTTTACGGTCAGTGAGTCTATCTGTTTAAGCATCTTATCGACTGTCTTCTGCTCTTCTCCGTCCACGAAGTACCAGAGGGACATTAGGGCTGCTTTTATGTCTCTTGTGTATTTCGCCCTGTGGAGTTCCTTGTTCATTTTGAGTGGGGAGAAGGGCAGGAGTCGAACCTGCTACACACACTTATTGACGCGTTGAGTGTGATCTCCGTGGGGTGCGTTCGCCGTGACGCTTCACCTCTCCATATATTAAATTTATTTATTATTTTATATGTACTAATTCTATCAAACCACTCTCTTTATGTCAATACGCAAAAAATCCACCGATGAAAGTGGATTGCATGCAACACCCGGAAAATGTAGGTTCAGTATATCAGTTGTGGGGAGAAAGTCAATCTCTACATTCCCACAAACACCGAGATTTTGTGGGGGGCTGAACAGAGTCCAGGGGAATATAGAGAGTCAACTATTTCTTTTTCAGTTCTGCCATTATCTTTCGTTTCAGATATGTAAGATAATACGCAAAGGTTTCAGTATTGTCTAGGCTGATTGGCACTCCTCGATTGTTGAAGCCGTGCATCACTACATGGACTAGCTCGTGGTCTAGCACAAAGTCGTTGAGAGCCTCCTTCTTGTTTTTGATGAACAGGGCGATCGTAGCCCAAGTTGTTTTGCTAGTTACGAATGTAAAAGCTCTTCCATTAGCATCGCCACGAGACTCTTCAAACGGATTATTACTAAATCTAGTATTCACAAAGTCAGTTGCTTCCTTTGGAGAGCAGTCCCAAATGAGCCAAAAGCCCTCTTCGAGAAACTCATCTACTATCCACTTTTTTTTCATACCTTAATACTACACTCCTTTTAGAGACTTTTCAACCATCCTTGTCAGTCCCGGGAATTTCAGTCTGTATTCGTGGCGGACAGTTCCCTTTTTCTTCTTTGCTAAATAGAATGGCTTTTTGCCTTTCGCTTCAATCGTTCTGATAATTCTGTTGAGATACAAGGACGACAGATTATCACGAGAGAGGAGAGAGGTCAAGATTATAAATCAACCCATCTTTTGTATACTCGTTTTATATTTAAAAGATTGACAGGGTGGATTCCGTTTGCTAGACTATTCACATAACCAAACCAAATGACTCAACCAAAACGAAAGCCACTCTCGATCGACCTTGCCACTAGGAAGCTCCTAGAGGAGGCTACAGCCCTCACACAGGCAGGGCAGGATAGAAAGGTCTACATGTCAGATACGATCTTCTACGCCCTTAAAAAGCAAATTAAAGACCCTTCAATTGCCTAAAAGCTATGTCACACACGAAGACCTCCAAAAAGCTTTCGAAGAGTTTAGAAAGGAGATCGAGGTGAACAAGAAGCTAGTTAAAGAGAGAAAGAAATTATTTAATTCTAAAAAATGACTAACTTTGAAAAATCACTAGAAGACCTGATGGTCGCGGCAGCAAAGTTCTCACAAGACAGTGAGGCTGTTGAAAACGAGCTAAAAGAGCTGGAGACTTTAATCTTTGCCAAATGAATGAACCAACGGACTGGTCTATCCGAGCACAAAATGGAGGATACGACCCAGCAGATTACGAAACAGAACAATAACACCACTTAAAATGATTCAAACAATAGTAGGGATTTCTTTTAATCCTGTAAATGACGACTCAATCAAGACTGGCTCTGATGTCAATATTATCCACGACCGAGATAATAAGTTTTCTTCAAGGGCTATTGCTGTTATGTTCGGTGATACAAGACTCGGGCATATTGGAGAGAAAGCCAACGAAAAACACGAAGAGATATTTAACAGCCTTCCGTTAAAAGCGAAGGTTCACACGATTGCAAAACTTTCCGATGGCGAAGAGTTCGCCAAATTTAAAGTCGGTGAGATTACTCATTTAGAAGTTGAGTTTCCTATGTCGTCAGACGCTAAATCAGGCACTAAATCATTCAACGAAGAAATAGTGCTCAAGTTCGATCCGAAGAGCCACAGATACACCTACAACGGCGCAGAGCTAATATCTGCGACGAACTACATCAAGAGATGGGTGAAAGAGTTCGACAAAGAAACAATTTCTTTTCACTACGCCAAAAAGCTAGGATGCAAACAGTCAGAGGTTTTAGATTTTTGGAATGGCGCAGGGAAAGTCTCGGCTGACTTTGGAACTTCGGTTCACAATGCTCTCGAACACTACGAGAAATTTAAAAAACTAGGAAAGATTATTCAGGACAAAAAAGAATTAGAATTTAACAAAGCTCTCCCAACTCATCCTGCTTTGAGGAAAATCGTTTCAGAGTTTATTGATAAGTTCGGAGATCACGAGGTTGAAACCGAGATTGTGGTCACGAATGTCGAGAGAGGATTATGCGGGATGATAGACCGATTGAAGGTTATCGATTCAGAGAAAAAGATTTGCCGAGTCGAGGACTACAAAATCAATGTCGGAGCAGAAAAGAAAGGCGATAAGTTTTTAGGACAGATGGCAGAGCTACCAGCCAACAAGCTTTCTAAATACAGATTACAAATGAGCTTTTATGCCCGCTTGTTAGAATTGAGCGGATGGAGAGTAGAAGGATTAACTGCCTACATCTACGAAGACCAGTGGAAAAAAGTAGATATGGAAATAATTAAACTTGATTTTTAGCTATATTTAAAGTAGAATTAGCCCATATTGTTAGCTCGGATGAGCTTCTCACAAATTATTTAACCAAATTATAATGCCTGGCACACCAATAACATCAGGGAAACCATTCCTCTCAATCGTGGGCGGAAACTTCTCTCAAAAAGTAAAGGAAGGAACTCCCGGAGCGACTTGTCGCAAGTGGGAAATCCCCAATGGAGCAAGCGGAGAAAAATGGGAGTTTATCTTTAAAGAATGGGAGGGTCGTATTGTCTCGATCAAGTTTAAAGATTCTGACTTCGGAAAATCCTGCGATGTAGAGCTTGAAGACGCTGTTGTCTCTCTCAACACAGAGGCTCGTTTCTTCCCCGACTTCGCTAAAAAAATCTTCTCGGCTGACCTCTCAAAATCAATCTCATTCGCCCCTTACGACTTCGAGGGTGATGATAGTAAAAAGATCGTCGGAATCACAATGCGACAGGGTAACGACAAGCTCGCCAACCACTTTTACGACGGAGAGAAAAAAGAAGCCATCAACGGAATGCCAACGACCGAGTCAGGAGTTAAGTACGACAAGGACGACTGGAAAACCTTTTTCATCAAAGTTAAAAAGTTCTTAATCTCCGAAGTAGAAAAGCTTGAGATTCCGTATTTTGAGCCAAAGGTCGAGGAAGATAAAACTCTCACCGTCAACGACCTCAAAAACGCAGGAACACCAGAGGCAAAAGCTAAAGTGGCTGCGGCAGTATCACCGACAGACGAGAAAGTAGTTATTGACGATCTCCCATTTTGATGTTATTTTAACAATGAAAGCAGACTACTCTGATCTCGTTTCAACCACCGAGCAGCATTCAAGACTGTCAGTAGAACTTGATGGACTTCTGAAAGACGAGAGGGACGCTAAGTTTCTCCTCTTACAAAAGGAGTCCGATGTGAGAAAAGTTCACTTTCAAGCAATGGCTTCAAAGGAGATTAGCCAAGCCTACTTCAGAGAGCTACTAAAGGATCAAACATTCGACGAGATGGTGGATTATGAACGAGCCAAGACCGAGCGAACAATTAAGGCGAATCAGCTTTCGGCAGTTAGAGAACAGCTTTACACGCAAAAAAAGATTATGAGCATTTAACCCAATAACCATGAAAAAAGAAATCATCATCTCGGCAACGATAATCTGCGTTGTCATCGGAGGCTCGGTTCTAACTTCTCAAAAGATGAAGCAGAACTCAATCGAGAGGCAGTTGGAAATGAAAATAAGCCAAGAGAATCTCATTCTTGAAAACGAACGAGAAAGAGTTCTGATTGAGGAAGCCAACGCTAGGGGCGAAGAAATCACCAAAAAGAGAGAACTTGAAAAGTGCATCGACCTTGCTGATTATGATTACTGGTCTTATGTCGAGTTAAACGGAAAAGGTAAAAGATACGACGAGGGGGGGGTTACAGCTCAGACTAATATTTGGAATACGGCTGAGAAAAATAAAGAAAAAGACATTGATAATTGCTACAAAAAATTTAATATTTAAATGAAACGCACTCCATTCAGAGCGAAACCACCCAAAGCAAAGTTTACCGAGAAGACTCAAGCTTTGTTTTTTGATTATCACCCAGTCACAACCTGTTGGGTGTGCGATTGGTTTCACGCAGATTGTTTACATCACATCTTTCGGAGGGTAAGTAATTCGCCATTCAATGCCGCTCCAATGAGCAACTTCACTTGCCACATCAACAGAGATGAGAAAGACGGACAGCACTTAACTCACCTCACAACCGAAAATCAACAAGCGTACTTAAAACATACTATTCACTACCTTTCCGAGATGGGATATGAGCCGACAGAGGCAGATAAGGCTTTTATTGAGAAGTACGCTGACGAGGAGAATAGAGCTTTATTTCTTGAAGCATTTAGATTTTGAAAGAGAAAGACATTCAGACCGCACTTTCCAAGAAGCACACAATGCACGGATGTTTCGAGTTGAAATTGTGCAAGACCAAAGCCATTCGCCTAGATAGCGTGAAAGATCATCAAGTCGAGGCTTTACTGGCTGCTAGTTCAGAGAGCGGGCTGTATCACAAGATAACAGACTCATTGCCAGTTTTTGGCGGAAACAAACACATGAGATTTACAAGCAAGAAGCCTTTCGACTTCGTGTTTCTCAAGAACACTCCGGCTTATGTGGTGATCTGCTTCTATGTTCCACGGAAAAAGAAAAGATGTCTTTACATTCCAATTAAAAGATGGGTTGAGTTTTGTGCTATTCACCCGAGGAAGAGCGTTAGAGAAGCGGAGTTGGAGGAATATGCAGAGTGTGAGATTAATCTGTAAATAAACTTGACTTTATGTAGTCGATGAACTAAGATGATTATGATGACCAGTTCAATAAATATCGGCTCAAAGCTTAAAGCTCTCCGAGAGGCTAAAGGGTGGACTAAAAACGAACTAAGCAACATGACAGCTCCTGATGGTCGTGTAGCTCATTCTCACATCAAAAGAATAGAGAACGGAGACATTCAGAATCCGGGAGTTGGGACGGTCGAGAAGTTAGCAAAAGCACTTGGTAAAACATTGGCAAATTTATACATTTAAAACAAACAACGCACCACACGAAAGTGAGTGCGATACAAAATACAAATAATTTAATCCCATGAAAAATGAACAACCAAACTTTAAATCTCGAAAAACCGGTAAACCCTCGTACTCTCGTAATTGGTTCGACCGTTTTGGTCTTGGTGTTTCTCTTTGTAGCTTTGTTATCATCCTCGGATGCTTCCGATTCACCCCAGGCAGTATCGCCCTTACAAGAGCAGTCGAATCGCCAAGTAGAGTTGCTGGAGCAGATCTCCTCCTCGTCCGTGATTATCGCACAGCAGGAGTTTCAGTTGACGGCAGCGAGAGCGGAGTTAGCGATAGTGGTCAAGGCGATGCAGGATTTAGCCCATCAGCCGGAGCAGGAGTTCCTGAAGAGCGTAACAGTCCCCTCGACCTCAACAGACTTGCCTACGCCGTCTCAATAGCCGAATCTAGTGGCTGTACTAGCCACGCTGCACTCACACTAAACAATTGCCACGGGATAATGACTTGGGCGAGCAGAGAGAGACAATTAAAAAGATTCAACTCAACAGCAGAATCATTCGCAGCATTCAAATACATTTGGAATAAAAGCTACGGAAGATTCCCCGACAAAGAATTAGCGTGGAAATGGGTCTGTGGAGGAAATGCAGAAACTTGTGATGACTCGGTTGACTGGTTGAAAAATGTAAAATTAAATTACTAATTATGACTACCCCCAAAATAAAGGTCGGAGAGCATTGACCCAGCATAAGAAATTAGACTTCTAAATAGTAAAAAACAATTAACCCCCAATTATCATGAAAATCACAAAAGAAGAAGCTCTCAAAAAAATTGATGAGCTACAAAGTTTTGTTTCCGAGTGCGACCAGAAACAAGAGGTAAAAAAGAGTTGGAAAATAGAAATAAAAAACAGACTTACCGGATCAATTCTTTTTCAGTCTGATAGAGAAACAATAAAAGAGGCAATAGTTGAAGCAGTTGAAAACAATGCCAACCTCAGCGATGCCAACCTCCGCGATGCCAACCTCCGCGGTGCCGACCTCTGCGGTGCCGACCTCTGCGGTGCCGACCTCTGCGATGCCAACCTCCGCGGTGCCAACCTCCGCGGTGCCAA